CCGTTGTTCATGCCAGCACCGCCACCGCCGCCTGCGGTGCCCTTGCGATTGGCGAGCGCTGTGCCTCCGAGACGCAGATCACAGGCACCGCCACCGCCACCCGGGTCCGAGGTAGGAGTCCCGGTCGTGCCTGCGGCACCACCACCGTTGGTTCCGGCAACACCCTGTGAGCCAGCGGTGCCCACGTTGAGGGTACAGGTCTCGGCCAGGGTGTGCGCCCAGTCGAAGGTCCGCTTCTCACCCTTGCCAGGGACGGTGACCAGATCGGTGCCTGCCCGTCCTCCCTCGGCACCGCAGAGCGTCCAGTGGGCCAGCGTCGACAGAGCGCTCAGGGACTGGCTGAGCCCGGCTCCAAGCACCTCGGTGATCTCGCTGTAGGCAACTCCCGAACCGCTGGAATCGGTGGCCGTCACCTGGCAGCGGTAGGCCTTGCTGCCCGCCGTGCCCAGGTAAGTGGCTGTGTTGTAGCCGGAACCAGTTGAGTTGGACCAGGCTCCTGACGTACCGGACGCCCGCTCCTGCCACTGGTAGGTGAACGTCGGAGCACCGGGCCAGGTACCCGTCGAGGCCGTGAGCGGCGGGTAGAGCCACGTGGTGATCCCGAGCGTGATCGTGGGAGCCACCGTTGCGACCGGAGCATCTGCTGTCAGATCACCGGTGAGGATCCAGGTGTTAGGAGTAGCCGTGCAGATCGCCGTGGCCATGCTGTTCTGTGCCCGCAGCCGCTTGCCCGGTGTGGCCAGGACGGTAACGCCAGCACCTCCTGCGATGCGCGTCTGCCCAACTCCCATGTTGTGGAAGTGGATCTGCTGATTGGCCACCCAAGCGACCGAAGCCACGGGCGGGATCGTGGCCACATTGCTGACAGCAACATTCATCTGGACCACGTAGTCAACATCAGCCAGGGCGACGGTGTAGTCACTCGTCTGCTGATGGAAGCCGAGGATGCCACCGCCTCCACCGCCACCAGAGGCTGCACGACGGAAGGCGACGAGGACGTCCTTGCCATTGTTCGGCTCCACACCGCTGATCGATCCGGCGACCAGTGCCACCGGGATGGTGAAGGTGTTCGAGGCGAGTGTCGGCACAGCAGTCACCTTGTAGGTGACTCTGTTGTTGTAGTCATCAAACTGCTGAATGAACACCTCGTCATTGATGACAAGCGTGTTGATCACAGCAGTGAAGTCCGTGGTCGCCTCATCGTTCTTGTGGATGTACACAGCCGTTGCTGCACTGGGAGCATCCGTGTTGAGCGCAACTCTGTTCGTGCTCAACGGTGGGGTGGACGCTGCCGAAAGCCAACTCCAGGTGCCGTAGAGAACACCTGCACCAGGGATGCCAGGAGGACCGGGCGGACCCGTGGCTCCTGTGGCTCCAGGTGCACCTGGTGCTCCCGGAGGGCCGGGCGTGGGGTCCGGGACGACCTCGTCCATGTCGAAGAAGAGCGTGCCCGGCGGCAGCGCAGCAGGCAGAGTGTTCGCCTCCACGATGCCAAGGCCGGTGTCAGCCAGGTTCGTCCAGGCCGAGCCCGACCACTCCAAGACGTTGTTGATGTCGTTGACAAAGTACCTAGCACCGATGGCTGGAGAGGACGGCAGCAGCGAGGACGTCTCCACGATCTCCCAGCCACCGCTGCCGTCACCACCGCCTCCCCCGCTGCCACTGGGGTCCGACTCGCCAACCAGCGTGTCGGTACCGACCCACACCGGCCGCTCGGCCTGACCGTTCTCGAAGCCGACCCAGCCGCGGGCTCCGGCGAACGGCATGGAGCCCGCCGAGTTGCGAATGATGATGACAACATCACTGAAGACCTGGGGCACCTGGGCCTTGATCATGCCCCTGGTGGGCTCCACACTGAGGCAGAGCGCCTTGTACATGCCGTCATAGGTGCGCATCACTACCGCCAGAACGTGCGCCAGATGATGGCCGACAACTCCTCGCCCTGCTCATTGGTCACACTGTCGAATGCTGGCATGAACAGCAGATCGAGACCGATGGGCGCTGCGAGACCACGAGCCAGGATCTGGGCTTTCACGGCCTGCCCGACAGCGCCGTGCCCGATGGCGCGCATCACCGGCTGCTTCCCTTCCTGGATGGAACGCACGAGAGCCGTGGCGATGGCCTGGGGCGGGCTGGCCGCAGCGACCTTCAGCAGTGACTCTTCCTCGTTGAAGAAGGTCATGGTTCTCGGATCCACCACATGAGTTGCTCCGGCAGCGTGAACCATCCCCGTCTCCTGTGCGAACGACGGGACGGAGACTAGCCCACTGACCTCAGCAGAGGTGGTGTGTCCGTCACAACCAGCGTGGTGATGACACCATCAGGGCAGCGATGACCGGGGAAGTCACCGTCTCGAAGCGGGAGACGCTCGTACTGCTTCTGGCACCGCGGGCACTCCATGTCCTTCAACTTCACCGCTGGCATCTCACGTCATCCTCCTGCGCCGGATCACCCGACGCTTTGGGTACAGCGCTGCGATCAACTGCTCGTAGCGCCACACAGGGAGCAGAGCATAGTACTTGCCGACATCGGTAGTACCGCTCTTCTTGATGATGACAACACCTGTCTCGGCTTTGGCATTGTCGATTTCCGATTCCAACTCCCGCATGAACCCCGACATGTCGACCCGCTGGGTGGAGCGCTTCACGCCCTTGGCCTCGATCACCACCGGCACATGGAAACCCAGGCCCACGTCACCGCGGTCAGCCGCTCCCTTCATGGTGAGCCGGTCGGCCTCTTCCCAGCCCTGCTCACGGAACCAGTTGACGATGGCCGTCTCGTGGGCAGTCCCCGTCTGCTTGGGCCGGTTAGTCATTGACATTGACCGCTGACTGCGCCGCCTTCTCGGGACCGACGTACCTGACGTAAGTAGCAACCAGCAGCGCCGACAGCCGGTACGGGAGCCCAGCATCCGGGTCGCCCTTCTGCTTACAGAAGTACTCATGGTCGATGTGGTGCCCGATCCCACCCAGCCCAGCACGCATGGCGCACTCCCGATGAATCGGCTGGAGGATCGAGACCGAGACGGTCAGTTCCTCGTCACAGAGCACACACGTGGTCATGGGCTCCACCTCTGTTGACGACGCTCGACGGGCTCCCGTCCGATGCGCCGGGAGAGTTCACGGCTGATGAGCGCAGCACTGCGCTCGAAGTTGTCGACAAGCACAGAGACTCGCTTCCGGTGAGCGTAGGCCTTGTTGTATGCATCCCGTGCCTTGCGGACGTCAGGAGCCAACTCCCGCTCGGCGCGAGCCACGGTCACCCGGTCCTCCTTGGCACCGGTCCACGTCTCCACCAGAGCGGTGGCCTCGGCGTACTTGACCGCCGTCTCGGCATCGTTCTCAGCCACGTCGGCCTCGGCCAGGCTGACCGAGACATAGTTCTGCCAGCCGATGAACTGACTGAACAACTCCATCAACTCCTCGTCGGCACACGAGGTGATGTCCTCAGGGAGATGCGGAACTCGCCCAGGGCGGTCGGGCAAGGGCACGCCTGCGTACACCCGACTTGGACCGCTGGACCTGGAGTGTTGGCGCTTGCGCCGGACTGTTGGCGTCATAGGGTACGGAAAGATGGTAGCAGACCGAGCGGTAGGGACAACTCCGACACACCGGGCTGTCCTCGTCCTCTGCCCAGTCCGGCCGGGGCGGCGGCTTGCCCCGGTCGATGGCCTCACCCACCAGAGACACGCCCTTCAGCACCCGGGTCAGCGGACGCGGCGTGTACTTGACGACGAACTCCTTCACCGACTGCGTGGGCTTCCACTCGTAGATGAACACGATCTGCTTCGGTGGTTCCGGTAGCACTTCCAGCAAGATGTTGCTCAGGGCACCCTCGTTGGCCAACCACAGGTAGATCAGTCCCTGCCGGAGGTGTGAGGGGAACGGCCGCTGGATCTGCCACCAGATCTTGTCGATCCCGACACCCTGTTGATACAACTCGTACAGGCTGGGCGCCTCGAACCGGAGCGTACCAAGGCTGACGCTCTTGACCTCCAGCAACGAGGGAACCGCGCCCGGCTTGATGATACCACCATCAGAGTGCCCGGCCACCAGGCGGGTCTCCATGGGCACCTCCTGGTAGCGCAGGCGCTCCTTCCCGCACGCCATGCACCTGCGCGGTGAGAGATCCCACCACCTGTGATAACAGTCACGGCACTCGAAGACACCCCACAGGTAGCCCATCTCCCACAGCCAGCGCTGCCACTTCCGGTGGATCTCGTGGCCCTCCTCGAAGATGTTCTTCATGAAGAACGACGGGTTGGCCACCTTGTCTGTTGGCTCAACACCGATGATCCGGTAGTAGTCATGTCGATAGCACCATTCCGGCTTCGACATGTCGCTGGGATGCAGCACCTCCGAACGACGGTTCAGGTCGCTCTCGGAGAGGCGCTGCATGACGTGGGCCTGGATGTCACCCAGGACGTAGGTGTCGTTTCCGACTACAGCCTTCTTGAACCGGTCCAAGGAGGACGCCGTCATGCGCTGGCGCTTGATCGTGGTCATGTCTTGGACATCCTGCGGATCCGCTTCACGTTCTGGCTGCCCCGCTTGGTGTGCCCTGACTTATGCCCGCCGAGGGCCAGAGGGCTCGCCATCCTGAGGCCACAGATGTCACAGATCACGTTGGGGTTCTTGATCGCCCGCTTCCGAGCCCGGTAGTCCCGGTTGTACTCCGTGTTGGCCTTGGTACATGCAGCACAGCGACAGGGGAAGAGCCGGTGGATATACCTAGCGTGGGTCCCGTGCTCGGGTAGCGGCTTCAGCAAGACGCCTTTCGGTGGCATCGCCCTCTCTCTTCCTATGCATGGACATGTGCCTCCCCAGCCCCCGCCGGTCGAAGACGAGGTGGCAGACCGGGCAGAAGCGCGCCGGATCCATCCCGCCGCCGACCCGGATGCGGTACTCGCGCATGTACTCGGCGTTGCCCGCCCGACAGATATCACAGCGGCACAGGTACCGTTTGTGCCGGTACCTGCCGAAGCCGTGCGGAGGGTCGGTGCGCGGCCGCGCCAAGGCCTACTCGGGGAAGGGAAAGTCATCTTCCTCCACAATGATCAGACGTCGCTTGCCAAGTTGAACTGCATACATCGGTGTCCGACCTTCCAACGACGCCAGGCGCCGAAGGGTCTCCCAGTCCTTCAACTTGATCGAGTACGACCGCTTGTCAGTGATCTTGGCCTCGACCAGGTAGTGCTTGCTTCTGATATCAGCCTTGCGGAACGGCAAGGCTCCACTGGCTGCGTTGCGCGTCCCATCCAGGACGCCTGCCAGGCGTCTCTCCTGGCGTTTGGAGTCTCTCTGACCGGCCATGTTCCCGCAGTTGCTCCCTACACATGAGGCATACATCATGGTTCCACATACAGTGCTTGCAGAACTTCCGTAAGCAGAAGACACAGACTAGTACGAGCCCTTGCTTGCAGCCTTGACGGCGACAGCGAATGACTCGACGGCTCATCGTCCCCGGCGCCTCCTCACGGTCTTGGGCCTGGTGGCTTCCAAGACCTCACCGAGCGGGCGCCCGTTGATGACGACTTCACGAACCGTCATATCGATCTTCTCCTGTAGGTCCAACTCCTCTCTGATGCTGGCAACAAGTTTGTCCTTGCCGTTCCACTTCTGGTCATCGAAGGTGTACCAACCGCCACTCTGCTCGATGATGTCGTAAGCAACAGCGATGTTGATGATCTCCTTCACCCGGTCGTACTCACCGGCTGGGAACCCGGGCACGTCCTGCCAGTAGAAGTCCACCGTGGCAACCCGCTGCGGAGGAGCCATCTTGTTCTTGATGGTCCGGGCCTTCATGGTGATGCCAACACGCTCGTCCTTGCCGCTCTTGATCCACTCGTCCCGCCGCGCCTCGACCCGGGTGATGTAGTGGAACTCCTTGCCCCGGCCGTAGGGCGTGGTGCGGCTGTCCCCGAACATCACACCGACCTTCTCCCGCCACTGGGAGATCACGATGCCGAGGCAGTTGCGGTCCTCCCGATCGAGGTGGCGGCGCTGCGCCGAGGCCGACTTGCGCATGAACTTGTTGGTGATCCGAGCACCGAGCCCGATCAACCACTCGTCCATCGACTTCTCGTCCTCGTCACTGGGCACCAGTGCGGAGAGACTGTCAATGACAACAGCATCTACTGCCCGATCGTCCAAGGCATCGATGACGATGGTGAAGGCCTCCTCCATCACCCTTGTTGTGGAAACAGTCACCCGGTCGAGATCCACACCGCACGTCTCGGCCCACTCGTGTACGAAGTCCTCGGCAGCGACCCACAGCACCTCGTAGTGGGGATCGATGGCCTGATTGGCGGCGATGGTCTTCAGCGCGATGAGGCTCTTGCCATTGGACGGCTCACCCACGATCTCGTTCCAGCAGTTGAGTGGCCAGCCACCGCCGAGCATCAGGTCCAGCGCCAGCGAGCCCGTCGTGCACCGCGGGATCACCAAGTCCTTCAGGTCCGACCCTCGGACCAGCGTGCCCTCACCGTGTGCCTTGTTGACCTTCTTGATCAAGGAGTCGATCGTCACCGCACAACCATACTACGGAACCTGAAGAGGCGGGGGTCCCGGACCCCCGCCCCTCGGTCAACCCTGACATCGAACTAGCCTCCACCCCGCTTCACTTGGGCTCGGGCCGTACGGAATAGGTTGACAGCGGCAAACCTACCGAGGGTTCCGAACCCTGCGCAAGAGGTCAGGGGAACGCTGTTCCGAGGCCGTCCTTGGCTGCCATCACCTGGCGCTCGGCCATCTCGGGCTCAACCCCGAAGTCGACCAGGATCTGGTAGGCCAGTTCAGCATCACTGTTGCCAACCCACACCGTCTCGCCCTTCGCCATCCGCACGGATCCCTCCTGAGCCGAGCGGACCTGCCGGGCCTCGACGTGCGTGGGCTCTCCGATGAAGAGAAGGGGGGTGACTGCTCCTGCCATGAAACGGAATCCTAGTCCTTCCAGGGACCGTATCCGCCACTCACCACGATCGATCTCAGTTGCTCGCCCCGGAGCAGGGCCTTGGTCGCCCGGTGGTGACCGGACAGGATCAGCGACTCGGTGGTGCCGGTCGCCTCGTTGTGGCGGTTGTAGATCACCGGGAACCGATTGCCCGCCTGGTGCGCGTCGGCGTAGGTCTGACCGGTGCGCTCGTAGTCACCCTGCATATAGTGCTCGACACCGGAGCGGGTCACCCAGGGCTGTGTTGCATGCAACGTCCGAGGATCCACGTCCTGGAGATCGGGCGGACTCTTGGACACTGCTGCATGCACCAAGTGCTCCTCGTAGGGAGCCCGCTTCTTGTGCATGCCAGCCCGGGGGAACGGAACCGTCGTCTTGGGTGCCGATCCTTCCGGAAACAACGCCTCGATGCCCTTGCCGTAGAACTGAGCGCTCTTGTCCAGTCCTCCGGGCATGGGAGTTGATCCTAGGTCAGACGTAGTTGCCGGGCTGGGCTTGGTCCCACAGCCCGTTGAAGCCGCACGAGTAGCACAGCGGCGCGGCCTCCATCTGGCCGACCTTGCGCCGGTACAACTTGTCGGAGCCGCAGTGGGGGCAGACCGTCGAGTTGCGCTGGCCCTCGCCACCGCGCCACTGGGCCATCATCTCGACCAGGTTGTGCATGGTCACCTGGCCCCGGCTCTGGGGCGCCTGAGGGGCCTCCCACGGATTCGGGGGGTTGGGGTACCCGGGAGGCGGGTACGGCCCGCCTGGCGTCGCAGGAGACGTCTGCACAGGCCCCTGGGAGGGGGTCCGCTGGGGTCCCCCTCCCAGGTGTCGACTCCACCAGTCACTCACAGTGAACCTCGACCACTCCTAGTGACTCGAACAGGTTGAGCACGGCGAGAGCGTAGGAGACCAGCCACAGCGACCGGTCCTCGGTGTCAACCGAGTCGAGGATCCCGGACATGTCGTCAGCAGCACCGCCCATGACGGCAGCGATACGTGGATCCGTCAACAACCGGCGGATGCGCTCCAGGGAAGCGACCCGCTCGGCCTCGGAGACGTCATCGGAAGCAGGCAGCAGCCCCAGGAGGTCGCACAGCACCGGGTCGGCGCTGGGGTGCGCGAGATCCAGCAGGAACTGCCGTCGCATGGCCAGTACCGAGATCATCACGCACCTCCCTCCTCATTTCGCTTCACTCCAGCGGCTCGCTATACCACAAGACACGATCAATGGTACATCGAGAACCGACTTACCGCTGTATCTAACACCAGACATTGCTTCGATCACAAGAGCCTGGCACTCCTCGGCACGGTCCTCTGGTGCTAGCGACAGCAACTCGTCGTGCACGGTGAGCACCATCTGGAACGGCTTGTCGGGAATGGCCTCAAACGCCTTGTGGAGGCGGATCATCCCCAACTTCATGATCTCTGCCGCCGAGCCCTGGACGATGGTGTTGATCGCCTGGCGCTGGGCCTTGCTCCGCTCGCCACCGTCGTTGCTGTATAGGTCGGGCAGCCGACGCTTGCGCCCGAACATCGTCGTCACGTAGGGCGGGTAGCGGCGCGGGTCGTGCTGGTCGCCACGACGCATGGCTCGGCGCAGTTCGTAGTGCTTCCAAGGGCGGATGGCCGAGAACTGCTTGTAGTACTCATCAAGGAACTCCTCGGCCTCACGAATCGATCGCCCGCTCATGGTGGCGACCTTCTGCGGCCCGGCGCCATAGACCACGGCGAAGTTGAGGCCCTTGCCGATCTGGCGCTCCTCCTTGGTGACATCACCAGGATCCTTGCCGAGCACCGCGGCTGCCGTGGAAGCGTGAATGTCCATCCCCCGCTCGAAGACCGACACCATCAGCGGATCCTTGGAATAGTGCGCCGTGACCCGCAACTCGATCTGGTCGTAGTCGGCAACAACGAGCCGATAGCCCTCGGGGGCGATGAACAGCGCTCGGATCTCGGACTCCCGGGGGATGTTCTGGAGGTTCGGAGTCCGGCTGGAGAGGCGTCCCGTCACGGTGCCGTGCTGTGTGAACGAGGTGTGCACCTTGCCCTTGTGCATCCGCTTCTCCATGCCCTCGATGTAGGTCGAGAGCACCTTCTGCTGCTCACTCCACGCCAGGAACACCTTGGCCAAGGCATCACCTCGGGCGGCGTAGTGCTCCAGCACGGTCTGGTCGAGCACGGCCTGATCGGTCTTGGGCGTCCGGGCGAGCGGCTTCAGCGCTCGGCCCCGGGGCTTGGGTCCGAAGAGCAGTTCACGCTTCTTGTTGACGTTGGTGAGATCGAAGGGATCTGGTTCCAACGTCATGTTCCAGGCCTGCATCTTCAGTTCGTCAAGGCTCTTCTCCAGCCGCTTCCGGATCTCGTGCATGGCCTCCCGGTCGAGCATCGTCCCCGCCATCTCCATGCTCATGATCGAGGGGTACAGCGCCATCTCCATGGCCAGCACCGACTCCTGGCCCTCGCGCTCCACCAGGCGTTGGAGCCGCTTGTAGAGGAACCACGTGTAGCGGACATCACGCAGCACGTACCGGGCCACCTTGTCGATGGGGTGGAGGTAGTGGTCCTTGCCGAGGTTCGGGTAGTACGTCTTGCGCTGCGCAAGCGGGATGCGCAGCCAGTCCAACGTCGTCGTCTTCAGGTCGTACTTGATCCGGTTCTCGTCCACGACGTGTTGCATCAACATCGTGTCGAGGTAGGGCCGCACCGGCAGTCGGCCCCGGTAGTACTTTGCTACCGACATCACGTCGAACTTGACGTTGTGTCCGATCTTCAACTGGTCGGAGAAGAACAGCGGCTCCATGACCTTGAACGCCTGGGCCGGTTCCAACTGCGGGCCAGGATCGGCATGCACCGCGGGGATCGTGAGGGTGGCCGTCTTGGCGTTGGAGTACCGATTCGACTTGGGCAGCCACTTCGGGTTCTCCGGAACCACCTTCTCCTTGCGCTCCGGCACCAGGATCTTGCCGAGGGTGTGGCCCAACGGGATGACGCAGGCGAAGCCGTCCGTGCACAGGCCGACCCACGTGACACTGTTGGTCAGGTGGTTGAGCCCGTCCGGCTTGCCGATGGTCTCGACGTCAACGACGTACGCCGGGTGCTCACTGATCTCGGCAACAGCCGCCTTCAAGTCCGGCACGGTGCGAATCATGCGAATGGTCGTTGACATTGACAACATCCTCGGTGGTGTGCTGGGAGGTGCCAGTTGCCCCGATCCACTGTGGCAGGACGGCTCCTACTGGCAATCGCCGCTTCCGTCAGGTGACGTACCCGGGCGCCCGACGATGGGCAGTTTACTTCCGCCGACGCGGTGGCTTGTGACCCCGGTCGTCCTCGTCCTGGTCCCAACCGGACGGGCGCTCGTCCTCGTCCACCATGTCGTCCACGACATCCTGAAGTTCCCTGGTCTTGGGGATCGGGATGATGTCGGACGTATAGAGGGACTTCATCGCCTTGTTGATGGCAGCAGGCTTCGGGACCGTCACCTCGAAGTCCTCTTCCAGGTCCCGCTCGCGCACCGGGGAGATGAGCGGCGTCACCCGGTCGAACTTGCGCTTGGCCTCCGGCTTGGAGACGGCAAAGTAGAGACCGGGCCGATTGAGGGGACCGATCTTCTGGTCACGGGCGAACGTCATCAGCGGCCGAGTGACGGTGGGCGTGGTGTCCCACGACTTGTGGCTCACCGTGCCGTCGTCGGAGACGACGAAGATGTTGAATGCAGCAACGGCCTGTGGCTTGTCACCGACATCACACAGTGGGCAGTCCCGACCTACCGTCTCCAGGCAGGTGAAGGCACGGGTGCCGATGCCCGGACGCTCGACCCAGTGACGGCGGTAGGAGGCGTAGGGCGTGTCCTGCGTGAACCGCACGATCTGCGTCTGCGCCGACATCTTGAAGTTCTGGGCGAACGAGGACGTGGAGTCCATCGTCTGCTCGGCAGCACCCCAACCGGAACGGATCGTGACTTCTTCCTCTTCGTCATCATCGACGTCGTCGTAGTCATCATCATCCCGGGCTCGGGAGGCCGACTTAGACGGCGCCGCCTTGGCGGCAGAGGCCTTCTTCGTGGGCGCAGCAGTGGCAGCACCCGAACGGCGCACAACGCGCCTTGTTGCCATTTGGTTCTCGTTTCTGGTGTCTGGTGTCTGGTGTCTGGTGTTTGATCCTGCGGCCTTCCTCGGGTAGTCATCCGACTCAGGCGGCAAACGAAGAGTACCAGGACTAGGAATCCTGGTGCAACGGCCTGGGCGCCTTCTTCTTGCCGTTGCTGCGGGTCTCCACCAACGACACCGTGAGACCAGGCTTGTGGAACGCCACCTGCAAGGCCCGCTCCATCTCTGCCCGCTTCCCCTCGGCGTCCCTGCTGTCCGTGCAGTCGTACGACGTCTCGAATCGGTAGATCACTTCACGCCCTCCGCTTGTAGCCGTAACCACCCGGTGATGATCAACCGGGTGAAGTCCTTGTCCGGGGCATTGCCCCGGCCCTTCAGCACGCCGGTCCGCTTGGCAGCGTTGATGACCACCTCGATCTGCGCCCGGCTGTAGAGCCGGTCACCCTGCTTGCTGCCCTGGGAGCGCGCTCCCCGCAGCGGTGCCCGGAAGGTGGCCGGTGGGATGATGCCGTGCTTCTCCCAGTGCCGGATGGTCCGCACCGATCTGTTGACGGCAGCAGCCAGGTGGCTGACCCGGAAGAACTCGGTGGGGATCCCGTTCACCTTGTAGGTCAGCGGGCGGGCATCCCATGTTGTGACGACAGGCTTGGGCTGGGCGCGCATCACGGGCTCCCGCTTGCCCGGGAAGTCCTTCAGATCGTTGAAGACCGAGAACGGGTCCTTACTCACGCCCCGGGTCTTCCTTGTACTTGCCCGCGTGCAGCATCACGACGTTGCGCTCCTTGTAGACGAGCGCGTCACCACCGTAGAACTCCTCGACGTGGGCGTCCAAGGCTTCCGCCAGCCGGAAGGTGATCGGTGAGTACCGCACCTCGGCGCAGTGGATCGCTGCGTTGGCCTCGTCCAGCGCCTTGAAGTGCCGAAGTGCCTTGGCACATGCTTCCGCCAACAGGCTGTTGCACTCCAGCATGTCGACCGGACGAGACTTGGACTTAGGTGGCTTGGTCAACCCCGCTCCTACGTAGTGCCCCGGCTGATATTCTTGATCTGACATCACCTTGCCACCTTGATCGGGACGAGCGCGAAGGTCTCACTCACGTCGTACAGGGACTCCAGTTCCTTGTTGGTCAGACGCTCCTCGAACGCCGCCGCCAGGATGGCGTCCTCGTCCAGCACAACGACGGTCTTGGTGCAACGCTCCAGCAACTTCTTCTCCCGCAGCAACCTCTCAGCCCGCTCAGCGTTGAGCCTGCGGCTGACCCGCTTCTCCCGCTTGACGCCCCGGAGCACACCACCCACCGGCTCGTCGTCATCGAAGTAGTACCAACAGTGCCCGTCGCTGTCGGCCTCGACCTGCTCGGCCAGCGCTGCCTTCAGCACCCCCTTGCGCTTCTCGGCTTCGGTGGTGAAGTCCTTAGCGGTGCTGTCGGTCTTGAACCACTCCTCGGTGGCCTTGCGGATGTCGATGACAACACGCTTCGGCTCCGACCTTCTCTTCACTCTGGTTGCCATATGGCACCGAACCATAGCACACAGATTGCCAATCGCAACCACCCTCTGGAAGACCCTTACAGGGGACTTGACTTACTCTGTCCAGTACTTGCCTGAGCCCTGTCATGTAGTCCCTAGAGATACCCCTACCCCGTATGCTTCTTTACTAGTGCTCCTGGAGGAACCGCCTAAGCGTGTCCAGGCTCAGCGTAAAGCCGCCCTTGGTGTCACGGTGTCGGCCGTCGATGAAGGCCTCGGCCACCAGACGCTTCTGCTCCAGCATCTCGTATTGCCGCTCCTCGATGGTGCCCTGAGTGAGCACGCTGATCACGTTGACGTGGGGCCAGACCGAGGAGATCCGGTCGATCCGGGCCACGCGCTGGGCATATGCCCCCGCACTCCACGGCAGGTCATACGAGATCAGGTAGTTGACATGCGGCAGGTCCACTCCGTACTGCCCGGCGTCTGATGACAGCAACACACGGGTCTGCTTCTTGAAGGCATCGAGGGCTTGCGCCCGGCCGTGGGCGTCGACATCACCGGTGATGTAGGCAACACGGTGCTTCTGCTTCTGGATGGCCCGACCGAGCATCGCCAGCATCGGCTTGAAGAACGAGAAGACCACCACCCGGTTCTGCGGGTGCTCCGACAAGATCTCGTCCACCAGTTCGACCGTCGTCTTCAACTTGGCGTCCTCGGCCAGCAGGGCGTCGGTGATCAAGCCCTCGGCCTTCAGCGAGGAGGCGTAGCGGGAGCCCTTGGAGGACTCCGGGTCATCGAACTGGCTTGCTGACGTCATCAACAAGGCCGGGTGGTCGCAGATCATGCGCATCGCCAGGACCCGGGACATGATCTCGCCCTTGAACTTGCCCGATTCGGTGTCGTCATCATCACCGTAGTGGGCTGCGAGATCGAAGCCTCCTGATGGTGACATCATCTCCAGCACAGCCAGCGTGTCACTGACGACAAAGTCATACAACCGCCTCGACACCGCTGGCAGGTCCACCGTGACGTGGGTGGTGATGATCTTCGGCAGGTACTGCTCGATGTCCTTGCGGCTCTTGCGGTACATCACCGGGGCCATGGCCCGCTTCAGCACGTCCAGGTTGCGGTACCGCTTGGGACGCCCGTAGTTGTCCCGGAGGATGAAGGTCCGGTCGAACATCTTGAAGTCGCCCAGCACTGATGGGTCAACAAACTCCATGATCGAGAACAGTTCCTCGGGCCGGTTCTCCACCGGCTGGCCCGAGAGGGCGAAGCGGTAGGGCAGGTCCCGGGCGAAGGCCTTGATGGCGCGGGAGCGCTTGGCCTTGAAGGACTTGATGACTGTTGCCTCATCAAGGACCACGAACTGAATCTTGCCGTCCAGGAAGTAGTGCACCATCGAGGTCCCGTTCTTGGTGCTGAACACGTCAGGGTTGATGACGTTGTAACGGAACCTTGTTGCATGCTTCAGTTGGAACTGCTTGTTGGCCAGATCACCGTCGATGATCTGGACCGGAGCACCCGTCTTGTCGGTGATCTCGTCGTACCACTGGTACTTCAGGGTGTTGGGCACGATCACGAGCCCACAGGACACCTCGCCCATGCGGTGCAGCGTCTCGATCGTCGCCAGCGCGGTGAGGGTCTTGCCCGCGCCCATCACGAGTGCCAGCAACTGGTTGCCGCGCTCGATCATCCGGTCGTGAGCCTCGACCTGGTAGGGCCGAGGCTCCAGCGCTAGAGGCCAAGTCTCAGCGTGTCCTGCCACGTCCTCTTCAAGATGCGGTCGTCGGGGCAATCTCCAGGGTCCTTCCAGGCGTTGGCCTTCCAGGTCCCATCGTAGCCCCACACCAGCACCGCCGTGCCAGTGTTCCGTAGCCTCTGAATCGCCTGTTTGGTACCGGCTCGCCCAGCGTCGTCGTTGTCCAAGGCCAGCACAGTGACGGCCGTGTGTCGTGACAACAGACGGCACTGCGTGTCAGAGATGAACGCTCCCATGCTGGAGACGGCAGGGATGCCCGCCTGGTAGAGCCGCACCGCGTCCAGCGGGCTCTCGACCACCGCCAGCCGGTCATGCATGCGCATGGCGTGCAGGCCGAACAGGTACTGGCTCTTCTCCAGTTCCTTGGGCTCGTTGTAGGCCTTGATGCCACCCGCCTTGCGCTGCCAGCCCATCAGCCGACCCTTGTGGTCCCGGATCGGCATCACCCACGTCCGGTTGATCGGATCGAATCTGATTCCGTAAACATTCACGGCTTCCAGATCCAGGTTCCGCCGCTCCAGCAGCACCCGCTTCACGTCCACAAACCGGTTGCTCAGCGTCCACTCGTGGATCGTGAAGTCGACCAGCGCCTCACGCTTCTCTTCGGTGAGCCGTTGGACCGCCTTGGTCAGCGCCGCCGTCTTGGTCTGCTCGACCAGGTCTTGTGGTGGTGGTGTCCCGGTGAGCCAGATGACCAGATCGTTGAACGTCGGGTGCCACGAGCACGAGAAGCAGTTGCCGACGCCCTTGGCCATGTTGAAGCCGAAGGAGGGATGGGAGTCCGGGTGCCCGACGCGTTCCACGTGGGCCGGGCAGACGGCATTGATCTCGTCGCCGTCGACCCTCAGCACTTCCAACCCGATGTCGATGAGGTAATCGGAAAGGTCAGGCATCGTCCTCATCCTCGTCAAAGGTCAGCGAGTTGTCGTCATCATCAGAACCAACTTCCTCAACCAGGCCCGTATCCAGGTCCCAGGAGACATCGAACTCGATGCCCTGTGGTCCAGCCCGGTTTCCAAGGATGCGCATCGTAGACCACTTGGGGTTGTCGGGGTTGGACTCGACGCCTACCACCAGGTCAGCGTCCTGGGAGAACGCCGAGGTGTAGCCCATGCCGAACAGGTTGGTCCGGCCCTTGGTGGTCTTGGAGTGCAGCGTCTGCGTTGTTACGACAACACCGATCTTCTCGGTCTTGGCCAGACGCTTCAGCGCCCGGCTGATGTTGGTCAATGGTTGCGTACCAGATGACCCCGGATCGCCGGTCACGTCATCAGTCATCAGGTAGATGCCGTCGATGCACAGCACATCGGCATTTGTTGATCGAACCAAGGCCTGGAGGCTCGACACCGTGGAGTGCCCGTAGGTGTCTTGTACACCCATCAACGGGTGCAGCGCCTTGCGGACGGCGATCCCCTTGTTGATGTTGGCATAGTCGGCGTTGGTGAACGTCTTCTTCATCACGCTGCGGTAGGGGACCTTGCCCCACAGCGTGGCCAGACGCTCGACCTGCTCGACATTGGACATCTCGAAGGTCACGAACACCACGCGCCCGCCCTGCAACTGGGCCGTGGAGGCGCAGTGCAGCAATGTCCACGACTTCTTGGCCTTGGCCAGACCGGTGAACACCACATACTGCTCGGGCATCAGCCCGCTTGTGTACTCATCAAGCGTCGGAAAGCCGTAGGAGAGGCCGTTGTTGAACACGCCCTGCTTCCACTCCTCGGCGGCTGCCTTCAACGCCACCAGGTAGTCCACCGTCAGCACCGGAGACGTCTCGATGATCGAGGACATCAGGCCCTGGTTCAGGAGTGTCGACACGCTGTCAATCTTGGTTACGCCATCAATGCTGATCATCTCGACGGCCTTGCTGATCGTCTCCTGAAGCATGACCATCTTGCGCCGTGCGGCCAGAGAGTCGATGAAGTACTCGACCGGCTCGTCCGGCTCCTCGATCTCATAAGCCGGATAGTTGTCAGCAACAACCTCCACGGTCGGGCTCAACCCGTAGGACTGCCAGTGCTTGACCATGTACTGCCACACCTTGCGGTGCTCGTCGTCGTTGAAGAAGTGCTCCGTCACCCGCCGCTGCATGGGGATGTCCATGGTTCCGTTGACAAGCACCGAGGCGATGAGCCCGCCTTCGATGTCCATCAGAACTCTCCCTCTTTGGGCTGATAGCCCATCTGGCCGTAGCGCAAGATCCGAATCGGGTCGGAGTCCACGATCATCCGGATGTCATGCAGGCGCCACTTGATCGACTCGCAGAACGTCTCGTAGTCCACAGACTCGATCGAGCGCACGTCCACGTGGTACATGTCGAGCCAGTTGGCCGCGAAGTCCGCCACCTCCTGACCCAGGAATGTTGTGACATCAACAGGCACGTTGTTGTAGGCGTACCGGAAGATGTTCTTCAGCGAGATGGTCGACCACTCCCACTCGGCAGGGGACTGGAGTTGCTGCCGTCGCAGTACGCCCTGCGCCTTGTACTTGGGTGTTGTCAGAACACCTTCCAGGATGACCACGATGGCCGGATTGTCGACCTGTGTCAGATCACCATGTTCCATCGAGGATCACCGTTGCGCTATGGGCGTTCAGCCACTGCTCGAACCCTTCCGGCACCCGAGCCACCTCGTCGGCCACCGTGACGATGGTCGGCAGCCCGTTCCCCATCCTCGTGTGCATCAATGCCTCCAACAGCCTTCCCTCATGCTCTGACCCCAACCGACAGATGTCATCAACACAGACCACCGAACAGGTCCGCAGCAGCGAATAGATCGCTGCGTCGTTCTCGTCCGGATCGTACGCCTGGACGGAGCGCAGGATCTGCTCCAGATCCGGCGAAGTGAACCACGCCCCCGTACGACTCTTGCTGATGAACCAACGCCACACTGCTGTCGCCAGCAACGCCATCGGGCTTCCGATCGGCCCGATAATCCGCAACGGCTCCGCAGCCGGGCGAGGACGACGCTTCAACACCGGAGAACGCAATGCCCACGACTTGACGAGCGAGATCACATCCTCATCGATGCCCGCCTCCCGGCAGCGCTTCATGGTGGCGGTGGCGTACTGCTCCGGCGGCGGGCAGATGATCGACAACTGGCCAGGATCGATCACGACGACTCCTTCTGGGTCCGCTGGGCCGCTGCCCGTCTTGCTGCTGTCACATCAGCACGCTCGGCCTTGCCCTCCGGGCTGTGGACGTCGGTCCCCTTCAAGTACGACGAGCGCCGGGAAGCGTAGGCATCCCACCGACTGGCGTTGCCGGGCACGCCTCCCTGCTTGGCGAAGTTCCGGAAGGACTCGATGATCTGCTCCTCGCTGAAGCCGCGATCGAGCATCCACTTCAGCAACCCACGCTGAGCGTTGATGTTGGACACGGCCGGGCGGTTGATGTTGGCGGTGATGTTCTCGAACTCGTTCGACAGACGCGTGATGGGGTTGCGCGACTCCTTCTTGGGGGCTGGGGGAGGCAACTGGTCCTGGTTGTTGTCACGCCAGTCTGGATCACCTCTCAACTTCCACCTTCCGCGAGGCTGGGCAGGCTTCTCAACTTCACCGGGTGCACTCCCCCACGGTTCCACCTCGGCCTCCTTGTCTTTGTTGTCACTTCTTCCCGCGGGCGGCGCAGCCGCCCGCCCGCTTCGCGGGAGTTCAGTCTTCTTCTTTGGTGCACAGGCATACCCTGTCGTAGACAGGGGATCCGCCGCTGGGAGCGCGGTGGGGACCGCGTTGCTCACCCCCGATATGATGCCATCAACACCCGCATTCCAGACCCATTCGGGGATGGCCCAGCGGGGTCCTCCAGCCCGCTTTCCAGACAGAGTTGACTCAACCAGACCCATCTTCCGGAGGTCGAGGATGGCATCCCGTACGGCCACCGGTTTGGCCGGGCAGACGGCAGCGATGTCCTCGTAGGTCATGAACTGGATCTGCCGCGACTGCAAGGTCTCGATCGCGCCGTAGAGCAGATCGAGCACCCGGGCTTGGAGGAGGGTCAGTGGGTACCGGACCGTAAGAGCCCTGGCCAGACCTATCCCTGCGTAGCCGACCCACCGCCCAGAGAGAGCCCTGTGGATCCCATTGCCAGTTGGTTCAGGTTCGCTGTACAATGCGATCGCCTTCCTTCGCAGTGGATGGGCGCTGACCCCCCGGCCTGACAAGCCGGGGGGTCCTTCGTTGTGCTGTGAGGGGCGACTGTACACCCACCTTGGCCGGTGGCGAGACCTAAGGTTCCGATGCGGGAGGTACGCCATGAGCCCGCACCAGGCAACGCTTCACACCCGCCACGACCATCATCCCGCCGGAGAGCCCGCGGTCCACATCGTGTGCCTCTGCGGGTGGTCGCTGACCGTCGAGGGCTACTCCATCGACACGGCCAACATGTGCTTCCATCAGCATGTCACGAGGCCGGAGGGAGCGCCTACCGTGTCTCCGTGAGACGGCAGATCACCCCGGCGCCGTGCAACTTGCTCATGATCCCGGCCCATGTGTCCGACTTGGTGAAGTGCACGTCGTAGTTGATGACACCATGGTCCTTCACGTTGCACATCGTCTCCAGGATCCTGGCCTGGCTTGATGTCATCAGCCGGGCCATCTCCCGAGACGTCCAGGACACGTGTGTGCTCCCGAACTTGGTGTGCAGCCGAGGCTCGTTCCAGTAGTGCCCGGCAGCCAGCAGCCGCAAGATCCGCTGCGCCTGGTCGTAGGTGCGCTCCTGCTCAGCCAGCAACCTCTCGCGGTAGGCGTCGAAGCGCTCCTGGATGTCAGCCGGGAGCCGACCATCGGCATCCTCCAGGATCTGGAAGGTCTCCACCTTGTCTGGTGGCTCAGTCGGGCGACCATTCACGTACTGCGGGAGGACGTACACGCTCTGAGGCCGACGACGAGACACAAAGGCTCCTTGATGTCATTGACATTGACAATGGAAGCAAGGAGGCCCCCTTCGAGAAGGGGGCCTCCTGCGGTTCAAGCCGGGGCGGCGACGTGTCGGGTGGGCTCCCGACGATCCGAGCGATGGAGGGCGTTGTTGCCCTTTCCGGAGCGCTTGTTGCTGCCCATCTTGGAACCCCTCCGGGAGCCGAGTGGTCGCTGGGTGGGCGGAATCAACGTCACCCGGAACCCACAAGGGAACTGCCCGCTCTCATCGAAGGTCCGGATGAGCGCCCGCTCGTTGCTCGGGATCTCGTACCGGACCTTCACGTTGGGGTTCTTGCTGAAGACCACGACGGCGATGGTGGCCCCGATGCTGACACTCAGGATTCCTCGCTCGCGCCGCAGTCGTTGAGCAATGGCACACGCTGTCGGATCCTTCGGTGACGCCTTGGCGTTGTCCTGGGCTCCTATAGCGACGGACAGGGGCTTCGTGGCGTCGACGTACACCACACCCTTGCTGATCTGCCTGCTACCCATAGTTATCCTCTCGTTGGTGGAGTGGCCACACGGTACACGCGGCATACGCTATCGTCAAACAATCGGAATCCTGATAACGTAGTGGCGTGACCACAACCAGTGAACCCACGTGACTGTCCTCATCGCTGCCGGAAGCACCTTCGTCATCGTCAAGGCGATCCGGTATGTTGTGACAGCAGCACCCTCGTGGTTCTTCTTCCTGCTGTCGGTGGCAACAAGCACTCTGTGTGCCTGGTTGATCGTCAAAGAACCACTGTGGGCGTTGGGTGTGACGGCCGTCACACACTTTCTGTTCCGAGCGGACGTGCTGTTGCAGGCCGCGGCCGACTGGGTTAGGGTTTCGGTTCTACAGAAAGCCCGACGCTAGGAGCCACATTGCTGTACGTCATCGCCGGAGATGGTTCCGGCAACAAGACCGAGATTGTCGCTTCACTGAACGATCTCCGTGAAGCGGCTGCGATGAAGGACGCCGAGTTCTGGCTGATCTTCGTCGGCAAGGACGAGCCCACCAAGACCGATGGTGTCATCATCAACTGGGCCTCGGAGAACGGGGTCTGGTTCGAGGTGATCCACTCCGACGAAGACGTCACCGCTGAGGATGGCCCCTACGCCGGAGGCCAGAAGGTCCACGTCGTCAAGGACGGCTACCGCAAAGCCCTCGGCATGCTCACCAAGGCCGAGGAGGACGTCGCCATCCTGGCGCTGCCGATCAACGCCGAGGAGAGCGTCGAGGAGGACGCCGACCTGTTCTCGTTCCTGGAGCGGGCCATGGATGCCCAGATCAACGTGCTCCTGTTGAACAACCAGTTGGCCGAACTCGAACTCGAAAGCGGCGACGAGGAGGAAGCCGAAGAAGAAGCCGAAGAAGAGGACGAGGACGAGGAGTCCGAAGACGAAGACGAGGATGACGAGGAAGACGAAGACGAGGAGGAAGAGGCCGAAGACGAGGAGGAGGCCGAGGAGGCCGAAGCCGAGGAGCCGGTCTTCACGAAGGCCTACCTCAACAAGATGTCGACCCTCGAACTCCAGAGCCTCGCCAAGGGTCAGAAGATCGACATCCGCGGCCTCGGCAAGAAGGATCTCGTCACCGCGCTGGTCAACCTGGCCAACGGCGAGGTCGTGGTGGGTGCCGAGCCCGCCACCAAGGCCCCTCGCAGCCGCAAGGCGGCGGCACCCAAGGCGGCAGCGCCCGTCGAGGGCGTGTATGCCCTCGTGGTGGTCCACGTCAGCGGCATGATCTACACCCGCACGCTGCCGGTTGACGACGCTCTGGCTCTCATCGCCTGACTTGTCGGATACAACACAGTCCGGTAGAGTGGTCCTCACCGGCCTTGGGTTGGTTGCCTCTGTGGTGGAGGCAGGGAGAACTGAGAAGGCCCCGGAGTCCCTCGACCCGGGGCCTTCCTTTGTTGTCAGTGTCAATGCGTCAGGCAGCGATCATCGCCAGGTTGTGGTCGTGCTGCTCCGGCACCGTGATCAGCCGGTCGTAGATCGCCAGATGGGCGACCTCGGTGGTCGTCGGACAGGATTGTGTCAGCGAAGGGCTTGTGCCCAGGAAGATCCGGTCCGTGGCCACCGGTGTCGGCTTGACACCAGTCGGAGCGGTCGACGCCCCGTTGCTCAGGACCTCGTTGATGTAGATGTTCGGAGCCGCCACCGCCACCGCCTGGGTCTGGAGCACGACATACTGCCAGGTGCTCAACGCCAGCGCCGCGCTGGCCGTGCGGTTCGCCCAGAAGGCCCCGGCCTGGTTATAGAGGTTGAACGACACGAATCTGCTGGCGTCAACAGTGACCGTCCAACGGACCTGCCCGGAGAGTATGCCGCACGAGACGATGGTCGAAGCGGTGCCCGCCGTCATCTTGATCCAGAACTCGGCGGTGTGCTCGGTGTTGTGGAAGTCGTAGATGGCTCCACAGATGGAGGATGTCTCAGCAATCGAGCCGTCACCGTGGACAGCGTTGTCACCGTTGGGCAGCACCGCTGAGTCGATCGTCCAATCGACGGTGTTGGCGATCGCGAGGTGCCGAGCACCCACGGCGTAGTCGGTGAAGGTATTGGGCATTGAGGTCTCCTACTAGGTCCACGCGATCAACACTTCACCGTGACCCTGGATCCCACCACCACTTGTATGTGTAACCAGGCTCACGCCACTGCTCGACTTGAAGTACGACGAACCACCACCGCCGCCACCTTCACCACCGCTGAGATCGTTTCCTCCACCCCCACCGCCCCACCAGCCAGCGCCAGCACCACCGGGGTAGCCGCTGAGGGCGTAACCACCAGAGGAGCCACCCACACCCTGTGTGCCTGCTGCACCCGGAACACCGCCTCCACCGGCAGCACCACCGGCAGACTGCGTGCCACCTCCACCTTCCAGCCCAGCAGGGCCACCACCGGCAGCGCCCGTGGGATACCCACCGACACCACCGGGACTGCCCTGCCCCATACCTCCACCACCAGCGGCAATCACGAGCGCGTCAGCCACTGCGTACGGAGCAGCCCGGACATCGGACATCCCGCCGCCACCGCCTGATGTGTTTACAGGAGCAGTGCTCTTGACCGAGCCGTTGCCACCGCCGTTCCAACCCCCAGCCGCTGAGTTGGTCGAGTCATCCGCTATACCGGCACCACCGACGTTGACTTGGAAGATCTGCCCTGCTGTCACCGGAACCGTACATTGGATGAGGCCACCCTTGGCTCCCTGACCAAGGCCATTCTTGTAACCAGCACCAGCAGCACCTTTGGCCGTGACCGTGAGCGTGGTTGCACCCGCTGGCACCGCAAAGTACTGCGGCCCACCCGTGTAGGCGAAGGTCACCGGAGAGGTTGGAACCGTCCACTCGATGATGACGGTCGCTCCGAACCCAGCCGGTCCACCGCCATCCGTTCCTTCGAGGAACACCGCTGATGCATGTACACGTGACGAACCACCGCCACCACCACTGCTGCCGACACCAACGGCTGCGTTGCCGCCGCCGCCGCCTTGCCAGCCGCCACCGCCGCCACCGCCGTAGCGGGTACCGGAGGCCTGGTAGCCGGAGCCACCTTGGCCGAAGGCGGCGTCACCGTTGCCACCGGTACCCGCAGCCGTCTGGGTACCGCCCGTGCCACCGCCGATCCCACCCGTGCCAGTGCCATCCTGGCCCACCGTGACACCGCCGATACCACCCCCACCGCTTGCACCTGGTGACCCGCCACCAGCAGCCACCAGGAGCCGATCGTTGAGGCTGTAGGGCGTACGACGGATGTCGCTGGAAGCACCACCTGCTCCACCAGTACCACCAGGGTTGGGATCGTGACCACCGAGACCACCGTCAGGCCAACCGACTGACGGCGTGGAGCGTCCATGACCGACACCGCAGCCACCGACCTGGATCTGGATGACTTCCAAGGGCGTCACCGGGACAAGGGCCTTGATGTAGGCACCACGAGGACCGTTGCCAGCGCTCGGCTCTGCTCCGGCTCCACCAGCACCACCGGTCATGGTGACAGTGAGGCTGGTGACACCAACAGGCACCGTGAAGTACTGCATGGCGCCCGTATAGACGAAGGTGTGCGGCGAACCCATGTCGTCCAACTTCCAGTACGACAGAGGTGTATCCGACAACACCGAAGCGGCGTATGAGGGATAGGTGACCGGGTCCTTGCTACCCAATGGCCAGTAGTCGATCGGGAGCCCTTCGGTCCGGATCAAGGTGAAGTAGTCAGCAGGTGCCACATAAGTCTTCGCGCCCAACGTCCAGTACGACAGTGGGTTGTCCGCCATCACCACGGTGAAGTACGAGTCCGGGTCCACCAGGGTGGTGATGGTGTCAGTGGCATGGTCGGACTCACCGATGCCCACCACACCCCAGACCTCGATGGTATGATCAGCACCAGGGGTAAGCGTCATGGTGGTGTACTCGACGGTATCCGGTGGCAGTTCCACAGGAGTCCCACCGTCGATGCTCACCCAGAGGCTGTCGTACACGGTGTCCGGCGGGATCTCCCACGTCCAGGTGGCAGTGTCCGTGGTGATGGAACCAGGCACCACGGCCAGCGACATCGGTGGGGGCGGGGCCAGGATCGGATCCTCCCAGTCCTTCACCGGGTGGTTGGTGTCCTTGGGGTCGAGGTGGTCATAGATCACCTCGTACCGGGCGCCCTCGGGGATCCACTGCTTGATCAGACCGTTCTCCCCGAACATGCGCTCATGGGCCACGCCGCGGTTGTTGTAGAAGAACGAGTACGAGGCGTGCGAGGTGCTGTGCCACAGGAAGTCGTCCGGGAACGAGTGCAGCGAGTCGCCGTCGAAGTAGTCGAAGTCGGCGTACCCTGTTGACCACAACACATCGTCAATGTCAATGGGTCCGTCTACTAAGAATGACAGCGCCGAGCGTGCCGCCCGGTCAGCCACCGGGATGTACTGCCGCAGTGAGATCCACGACGCCTGCCCGACCGGGGACTCCGGAAGTGCGACGACCGAGGACAAGACCTGCGAGCGCTGGCCGTCCTCGTCGTACATCGTCACCTTGGCCTGGAAGGTCGTGGCACCCTGGGAGCGCACCTTCAGCGCCACCGTGGTCATCCCGTTGGGGATCGGCACCAGCAGGGACTGGATCTCGCCTCCGGCGTCGGTGCGGAGGAACGAGAGATCGCCTTCAACCTCACGGGTCATCACCGCGTTGGCACGCCAGCCGAACAGCGAGCCGAAGAAGGTCGGGTTGGGGATCCAGTTGATCCGCTGCGGGTAGAGGTAGATCTTGGTGACTCGGGACGGCGCCCAGTCCATCGGGCCGAACTGGATCAAGGTGGCGAACCAGGCCGGTCCAGCCACAGGCGTCGCCGTCAGGTACGAGAACAGCCGTGTGTCCACATCACCATCGGGCTCCCGTGGTGACGACAGGATCGTCCCCGGGTACCACACGTCATTGACTTCCAGGATGTAGATCCACGGGTTGGTTACACCACCAACCGTGCCCACGTAGTAGAAGGCAACGGCCTCGACGTACACCGGGTTCGTGTTGTCGAACTCGAAGTTGCCGATCGAGCGGATCGTGGTCACCCCAGTGGTACCGTCAACAGTGGCCGCGTAGTCAGCCGGTGGTGCGAGACCACCTGGTGTGTAGCCGTAACCATAGACCTCCTGGATGCCGTCCTGGTCCAGCAGGTCATCGATCGAGCCATCGGCTGGCCCAAGTGCCTGATGCAGCAAGACGGCGCCCAGCGTTCCTGATACCGGAAGCGGTGTGGCTCCCACATCGTTGAGGAAGGTGTTGTTCCAGGTCATGGTCAGTCCAGGTACGATTGGTCGCTGTCGAGCAGGTGGGCCGAGGAGCCCAACAGCAAGGTGATGTCCGGCGGAACCGGTGGCGCACCCGAACCGGCCATGCCGATCTGCTGGAACATCATCGCCGCGACGTGCCGCTCGGTCGTGGTCGTCCAGTAGATGTACGGTGCTACGTAGTAGGCATCAACAGGGCTCAGGAACATCGAGGCGAACTTCACCCAGGCGGACGGGCTGGCATCGCCTCCGGCCACCGAGTTGGTGACCTCATCAACGTCCAGGATGTTCCCGTCCTGGTCGAACCACACCACTCCCATGTCGAAGTCATGCCCCGCTGCCCCGCCGTACTGGTAGAAGCCGAAGACGTAGTCGGTGTCCGGGTTGATCGGGATCTGCCTTGTCATCGGTGACAAGGCGTTGTTGAGGCCGTAGATGATGCCACCAGCAGCACTGAAGTTGACGTCCAAGGTGGCCGTGCCATGGGGCGGTGGCGGTGCAAACGTCGCATCCCGGGCGATCGTGGTCGTCCCCCAGGCACTGCCGTTGCCGAAGGCCGAGTCAACAGCATTGATGCCATCAGCAACCAGATCGGTCACCGGGAACCAGAACCCTGTGCCGTTGGCGAAGTCGGCATCGTCTGGTGTCAGCAACAAGTTGTCCGTGCCCGCCACGACATCGCACTCCCAGTTGGTGCACGCCTCGATCAGGATCTCCAGGCCGAGGATGCTGCCCCGCAGTGAGATGACGTCATTGATCACCCGGGCCAGCGAGTTGCGGCGCGGCCCCATGGCAGGCTCGTCATCGAAGCCCACCATGTTCAGGTACAGGCCCAGGAACGGGCTCCGGTCGGCGTCATAGGCCGACAGCGGGCCACAGTCGAGCAGCGTGTAGGAGTAATCAAGTCCGTAGCCGAAGATGCTCAGGAAGCGCTGGAGTTGCCCTCGCTCGCCGTCGATGGCGTTGCCGTGGTCGACGTAGCGGTAGAACTCGGGCAGTGCTCCATACAGCAACTGCGTCATCTGGTAGTCCCGGGGCAAGATGCCCCGGGCATGGGTGGCCACCGACCACTGCGTGTCGTCAGCGATCAGGCCGTTGCGGATCATCAGCCCGTAGTAGTAGATGTTCCCACCGGTCAGCGGCCGGTCGAGCACGATGTAGGACAGCGTGTCGTTGGTTCCGTCACCATCGCTGTCGATGTTCATCAGTGCCGGGGTGAACTTGGCAACTGTCACACCGTCGAGCGGCGTCACCGGGTAGGTGAACCCACAGCGCACCACTGTCGCCTGGTCCCAAGGCACACCGGCCGGGATGCGCACCCAGATCTGCATGGCGTCGTAGCCCACCGGCCGGGTGAGGATGCTGGTGCTGTTGAATGCACCCTCGGGGATCGGCACCGGGCCGTAGCGCAGCGGGGTGTTGATGTCCGGCGAGCGCAGCAGGGAGCCACCCTCGACTCGCCGCAGCCGGAAGGACTCGACATCGCTCACGGCGTGGTCCCCGGCAGCAAGCCGCCTTCCATCGTGATCGTGAGGTTGGCATCATCCAACCGCGGGATCTCGACGTCGTCGGGCACGAAGTCGACCAACGGGCTCGGGTTGGGCTGACCCAACTCGTGGAAGGCGTTCACGGTGACGTAGGCAACACCTGGCGGGCTCTGAGAGGCCTCATAGATGCTCCCCAGCGTCACCCGGCCCTTCTCCCCGAAGAACGAGTTCTCGAAGGCGAACAGATCCTTCAGGGCGTCCTGCACCTGGGTCTGAGTGGTCAACTGCGGGTACTCGTGGCGGACGTGCACGGTGATGTCGAGCACGAGGTCGACGTAGGTCGGGTCCTGCACGAACACCGAGGCGCCGATCACCGAGCGGGCCTCGACGTAGGACTTCACGTAGTCCTTCAGCGCCGTGTCCGGCATACCACCGCCGACCGGGGCGATGTTGATGAAGATGCTCGTGTAGTAGTCACCACGGGCCGTGGACTTGGCTACGGTCGGGACCTGCATGGCCAGGGCGGCGTAGTCGTCCAGCGTGACGGCCCGATCCAGCACCCGGGTGGCCCGGGGGATCGAGTTGCGCATCTGGTCCAGCGACTCGGGGTCGGCCCCACCTGAGGCAGCGGTCATGTTGATGACGGAAACACCAGCCAGAGGAGTGACCATCTCGGAGATCGTCAACTCCGGGGTGTTGCCTGCTGCACCAGCACCGGTCCGGTAGGTGACGAAGATCCGGCCCATGGTCGGCGGGATGCGCCCGTGCAGGCTGTCCCCGAAGCGGACCATCACGTTGCCCAGGTCGTCCAGCACCGTAGTGTAGACGGAAGCATCGAAGGCCACATCGGCCAGGTAGTCGACGTAGGTCCACACCGTGCGCCGTCCGTCCGCCTCCTCGATCTCGACGTGCAGCGAGCGTTCAATGACGCTCTCGTTGAGCAGCGGGTAGACCTGCAACGGCGCCCCGTTCGAGTCGCCCAGGTACTCGTTGGTCCGGGTGCGGCCCTCATAGGCCAGCACCGTGCCGGTGGGTGTGCCCGGATTGGCGAGCACGAGTTCGGAGCCGGTCTCGTACACCACGTCGTTGCGGTTCGGGATGCGCACCAGTGTGCCGGTCGGGATGGTCAACGTGGTGGCGGAAGCATCCAAGGTGAACGTCAGCACCACTGACGCCGCCTGCCGTGAGACCGGCTTGTAGTTGAACAGGTCAGCGATGGCCAGCACGCTCTGGCGCCGGACCGCCGTCTTCAGGAAGGGCTCGGCCGCGGCACGGTCGATGTAGAAGTTGGTGATGTCCTCGGCGTAGGCGAACAACTCCATGATCATCGTGCCCATGTCGGCAGGCTCGCCAGCGGTCACCCACTCCGGCATGCGCTCCCGGGCCACGGTCACCAGGAACGAGCGGATCGACTCGTAGTCCCTGTTGGTGTAATCCATCTCGGTCGGCATCAGACCTGCGACTCCTGGGAGAGGGTGGACTGGACGGGGATGCGGAGACGCTGGGCGTCATCAGCCGGGTTCGCTCGGTACAGCACGTCGATGATGAGATAACTGTTGCGATCGGGGTCCGGAGAGATCTTGATGCTGGAGACAAGCACCCGTGGAGCGCAGTCCTTCACCCGGTCGGCCACCTGCTGGGCAAGGTCGGACTGGGACACCGAGTCCCGTGGGTCGAAGACCGTCCTACTGATGTCGGAACCATACCGGGCTCGCTGAGCACGCTCCAGGAAGTTCGTCATCAGCACGTCGATCGCCTGGCCCCGGACCACCTGCGAGTAGTCCGTGGTCGTGGCGACGGTGCCCGACAGCGTGATGTGGAAGGGGAAGGACAGGACGCGCATCACACCCTCCAGGTGGAGACCCACTTGTTGTCATGACTGGCTTGCACCGTGGGCGCTCCCTTCTTGCCGTACCACCAGTTCGGTGCTCGAACCGCTGACAGTAGATGGTAGGGGTAGCGGCGCAGCAGGAGGTGACTCCGATATGACGTCATCGTGATCTCATGCGTCACCTGCGCCACGTACCACGGGCCGTCGAAGGGGCTCTGGGAGAACACCTTCTGCGATGTCCGGAACGATGCTGTGACACCAGGGACGAGCGACCGCAGCCCTCCGACCTCAGCGACGGCCTCGGCCACCCAGCGAGGATCGTTGAGCGATGTCTTCTGGAGCAGCGCTGCCTCCTCCATCGAGGAGAAGGCCCGCCCGGTGGCGAAGCGAGTGCCGAGCCCGGACGGCGTCGAGGGAGTCTGGCGCACGAGCACATCCTTGCCCGACAGCAGACCCACCACCGGCTCGTGCGACTCCGGCAGGTCCGGCGAGAAGTTGAGCGGCTTGAACTCGTACAGGATCTCGTCGTCGTACTGGGACTTGCTGCGGAACTCGGTCACCGGGATGTACTTGTCCTGGGCATACTCCGGTGTGACGAGCCGCACCACACCGTCCTGGGCGATGATGACGGCACCAACCATGTTGGCCAGGTAGCAGATGAACTCCCAGTCCGACTCCTCGGTCTGGGCCAGCGCTGGCCAGCGGTAGGAACTACGGGTCTGATCGGTCTCGTCGTTGAAGCCGAGCCGGTTGTCGAGTGCCACCTGTCGCACCACCTCGGGCACGCTGACATCATCGAAGAACCGCGGCCTGCCGCTCTTCAGCACCGTGGAAGTGCCGAGCGCCGAGATGGTCTGCTGGTACAGACCCTGGCGCATGTTGACCGCTGGTGACACATCAGTGATGTAGCCGAAGAAGACCTTGGACGGCTTGCGGCCGTACTCGAAGCGAACCCGGGAGCCAGGGCCGGTGCGGTAGTCCATGGACTTGTGGAGCCGCACGGTGATCATCGCCTTGTCGTGCTGGTTCTCGGCCATGTCGATGCCAACAGAATCCATGAAGCCGGTGTACAGCAGCCCGTTGATCTCCAGGTGCTGCGCCATCCGCACGGTGGTGGTCTCGGGGACCTTGCTGACCGTCATTGCGGCACCCGCACCGGATCGCCCGGCCTGATGTGCAGCGGCGAGAAGATCTGCGGGTTGGCATCTGCCAACAGCCACCACTTGTCGGTGTCACGGTAGTACAGCGAGGCGAGGGTGTGCAGCGTGTCACCCTCCCGGACGATGTGCACGAAGTATGGTGCCGTCAACACCGTGATCGTGTTGAGGTAAGCAGCGAACTTGGTGGTGTCCCGGGCAGGTGCCCAAATGAACTCGGCATCGGTGTAGCGGGAACCATCTCGGATCATGATGCCCACCAGTCCCCCGTGCCTCGGGTACCTGTGGGACCGCTCGCGGCAACCTTGGTCGTCTCATCCTTCGGCTGCGGACGAGCCATGTACTCGTAGCCGTTCCTGATGTGGTCCTTGGTCATGGTGGTCACCTGGATCCCTCGACCACCTGATGTGCCGTTGTTCCCCGATGTGCAGTGCACGATCGGGATCGAATCACCGACAGGGTTCCCGGCTGTCATGATGATGTGCCCGTTGGGACCACTCGGTGAGCGGCAGATGATGTCACCGGCAGCAACTTGCAGCCAGGCCCGCTCAAAGGCACTCGGATCTTCCTTGATGGTGGAAACACTCTTCTTCCACGGCGCTCCACCGAGCACGCGCCACGTAGGCCACGATCCTCCCAGCCCAGCACCCTGGAAGCGGAGCATGTGCATGTCGAAGATGTGCTTGGTCAACGTCAGAGTGTCCGGTGCTTGCACAGCGCCGAAGAGCGAGACGGGCCACTGCACCGGCCTGAGTGTGGTCCCGGTCAGGACTTTCGGCTGCGGTCTCGTGTAGCAGAAGAAGATGAACGACGAGCAGTCGGCATACGCGGGGCTGCCGTTCCAGTTGAGACGCAACGAGGAGTTGTAGGAGACCACCTGTGCCGCAGCAAGGTCTCGCCCGAACTGGGCTGCCGTCGAGCGTCCGATCCTGTTGTACTCAGCAGCATTGGGGTCGGCCACCATGTTTCCGTCGGTGTCGGAAGGGATACCCCCACTACCGAGGCCCAAACCACTGCTACCACCACCAGGATTGGTGTTGTTCTGAGTGGCAGCCGTTGTCACCGCCATCAACGTGAGACTGATCGAGAGCGTCATCCGGGTGGGAATCATGCGAGTGGAGAACTTCTCGAAGACCACCGTGGCACCGCGGATCACACCCTCGAAGTGCAGGTTGGGGCTGAACACGATGGCCACGTGGTAGTCCATGTTCAGCACGATCGTGTCGGTGGAAGCACCCGTGTTCCCGTCGATGTTCAGGTAGGTGTCGTCCCACTCCAGTCCTTCGGCCCCCCTCTTCAGAAACTTCATGCCGGGAGCGCCCTTCTCCCGTGTCAACACATCAAACACCTGAAGGTCCACCAGCACGCCCGGGTGCGTGGCGTCCTTGGCCACCTCGACCTGGCGGTCGAAGAACAACGAGAACTCCACCGAGGACATGGCGAAGTAGTTGAGATTCCCTGCCGAGTCCCCGCGATCTACGAAGTCGGCGTTGGGCACGTCCAACTGCGAGATGTAGGTCCGCTGGATCTGATCAGGGTTGAACATGAAGTAGAGCCGGGCGTACATCCGAGGGTCACCCGGGTTGTTGGCGGTATCACGTCGCCGGATGTAACCACGCAGGACCCGGTTCAGCCCAGCCTTGTGCCCTGGTCCATAGACGTTGTTGGGACTCGCATCAGGCTCGGCATACAACCATGCTGGCCCCTCCGAGGAGCCGAGCATCTGTCCAGCGCCGAGGAACGGTGGGTTGGACAACTGGTACGGCCCGTACCCAAGGCCCAACTTGTTGACATCAGCAAGGAACTGCGACCAGTCCAATCGCTCGTAGAGATAACGGTCCAGCGGGATCTCCGCGAAACGCCCGGCGTTGGTAGCACCAGGCACCCAGGCATCCTTGGGACCCATCGGCATGACGTCATAGGGGTACTTCCCCATGAACGTCCCGTAGTCCTGGAAGGGCGGGATGCGGATGCCGTGCGTGAACTCGCTGCCCATCAGGATCTCCTCGACACGGCCCGGCGGACCTGTGCTTCCATCTTCATCGCCGCTCGCTTCAGGCTGTCCTCCAGCCCTGGCGCAGATGTACCGCCACCGCCACCTCCGACATTGATCTGGAAGTTGTTGTGGAACGTGATTCCGGCACCACCGACGATGCCTCCGACACCGACGTCACCGATGTAGCCCAGCGCCTTCGCTGCCGAGCGAGCCTGGTCGAACACCCCGGGGTTGACGTTGTAGGTGTTGGCCATCCCCTTGTAGCCACCCCACGGGGTGAACTGGTTGCCCGACTGTTGATACAACGAGAACGCCGCCGCTGCGTTGACAGCAGGATCAAGCAGATCCCGAGCCGAGGAAATCCCGAACTGCTGCAACCGCTTCTCACCCATCGAGCCCAACATGTTGATCTGCCACAGCCCGTACGAGTTGTCACCAGTACCAACGTCCATGTTCTTGGCCCCGGTGTTCCAACTCGACTCCCGGTTGGCGATGGAAACAGCCGTGATCAGATCATCACCACGGAACCCGGCGTTGTAGGCGTACTGAAGCATCTGCTCAACGGTCAGTGCTCCAGTCTCACCACTGGGGGTCACTGAGGAGGCGCCAGTGCCCCCAGCACCCGTGGCGGTGCCCGAGCCCGACGCCTTCGCCGTCATGATCCACTGCAAGGAGACGTTGCGCAGGAAGGTCTCGCGCTCACGGTCGGCCTGGGCGTCACCGACGAAGGTCGAGCCCGCCAACTGGATGTGCCACGGCTCACCGAAGCGGGAGGCCGTCTCCAACCCGAACTTGGCTGCATGCTGCTGCATCCACGCCATGGCCTGATCACTTCCACCGATGTCCACCGCTCGTCCGTGGGCGTGCTTGGACTTCCCTGGACGAGCAGCGTTGGGGTTCCCTGTTGCATACAACTTGGCCTGGTCAACCGTCGAGCGGTAGGCCGAGTTGATGCGCAGCCCAGGATTGGCACCGAGCAGGGCATCCACACGGCTGCGGAGATCCGGTGTGAGATGTGATGTGGAACCACCAGGGTCACCTGTGAGCCACTTGGCCCAGTCGGGCGCCTTGCTCTTGTCCCCGCCGAGCCACCAGGGCCGGTTCTTGAACCATCCGGGTGCATGCTCTTCCTCGGTCTTCTCGATCCCCAGGACATCCGTGCCTGTGTACATCCCATAGAGACCTTTGTTGACGGTTACACCAACCGCACCGATCGTTGCTGCTGCCTTCTCACCACCCGCAGGCAGGTTCCCGGCTGCACGGATGACGTCCTCCATCGTCCGATCGAAGTGCTCGATGGCCTTGGTGAGCGCCTTGTTGAGATCTTCCTGCTGCCGGAAGGCATCATCGATGGTGCTGATCAACTTCTCGTTCATCTGTGCTTCCGCTGTCACCGATGTTGCTCGCTCCAGCGCCTGTGACGGGCCACGGAGGGTTTCCATCTGCTTCTCGGTGGCCTCGAAAGCACCTCCCTGCCCCTTGGCGTCCCAAGCGGCCTTGCCTCGGGCGTACTCGAAGAATGATGTCGTCAACTCAGGTCCCCAGCCGATGTTGGCTAGTTGTGACGTCAACTGCGAGCCCGGCTGCTGCTGGAGGTTCAGATCCTCGACGCTGAACTTCTTGCCAGCGCCCTTCTCCATCATCCGCAGGACTTCATTGAACTGCTGGAAGATGGGCTTCTGCACGCCGCCCCGCGTGTATGGCGTGAAGCCCATCGTCATCTGGGCGAACTTCCGTCCTTGGACGTTGCCGAAGTACCCAGCATATGCCTGAGCGATCTGATCAGCCGGTGTTGATGGAAGCAAGACTTGGAGATTCTTGATGTCCTGAGAAGCGATTGCTCCTTGCTGACCCGCTCCCAAACCGACGTTCATCAGTGTATTGACAGCACCATACCGCTCCTGCGGCGTTCCCAGGATGGGATTGCCCGCCATGGTTCCATAGACACCAGTAATCTGTTGCCTGTTGGCCAGTGCCAAACGCCCCGCCGTCTGGTTGATCTGCAACCCGATGTCCCGTGTCTCCGTGAACCGATCTGCTCCGAAGACAGCGGCTCCACCGATGAGCGCTGCACCGGCAGCAACACCTCCCATCGCCACACCGCCGAGCCCAGCCATCCGTGCCATCGAAGTTCCGAAGTTCCAGCCCGGACCGAAGCCGCCTGGCATGCCTGCCATGACCCGGTTGGCCATGCCCCAGCCACCACCCGGCGACCCACCAGGGTTTGGCTGTGAATATGCCATCATGCTTCCGCCACCACCGCCGATGGCTCCTTGTGCCCCACCTGAGCGCATGGTGGTGGCGGCACTCTGCATCTGACGACCGAAGCCACCGGCCTGGTAGCCCAGTCGCTCCATGTCGGTGCGCATGCCCTGGAGCAGCGCTCGGATGCCCTGCAACTCGGAGCGGAACTCCTTCAGACCGGGCACCTCGATCTTCATCGAGGCCGACACCGTGCCAGTCATCGGCCGAGCCCGACCGAACAACGCCGTGGCGATGCGACCGCGAGAAGGCTGCGCTGAGAAGACAGCGTTGAAGTTCGGCTCGTCAGGCATTCAGCATCTGCCTCTCGTTGCGCCACTTGATGCTGTCAACCCAGTGGCGGCGCTCTCGCTCGGTCATGCCCTTGATCTCCGTCAGGTTCCACCCGGGGTAGTGCCGGGAGATGAAGTCGAAGTGGATGTACAGCAGGCCCACGTTGGGCCTATAGAAGATCGGCCCAGGTCGGCTTGAAGACAGCGGGCTCTCCGCAAGACGCACAGGGCAACTTCACCTCCTCGAAGTACGGGCCGGGCTGCTTCGACTGGATCTCCTCCAGCAGCCTCCGGCGGTCCGACGCGCCCATGTCCCGGGCGAAGGAGAACGAGTCCGGCAGTGGGCGTCCACCCACCTGCGTGATGGCCCGGCTCAGAAGGATGGTGTTCTGCTCGGCGGTCGTGATGTTGCGCCGCCGAACGGACTCCGCTTGGTCTGCGCCAGTGAACAAGCGGTAGTCGAGCCGGGTCCCATCACGCAGGGTGAAGACGTACTCGTCGGCGTCCGAATCCAACGAGCGCATCTTCACATCATCGGACAGGGTGTATATGACATCATTGTTCTTGCCGCACGAGGGGCAGGTCACCACGATGGTCCGCTCGTCGCCGTAGGTCACCTTCAGGACGTTGACGAACAACAACTCCTTGTCCCCCAGCAGGAGGGAGTCGAGCATGATCCGGCACTCCTCGGGCGTGTACTTGGCGAAGTACACGCCACCGATCCGGACCACGCCCTGCACGAGCACAGCGTTGTAGTAGGAACCAATCTCCTGGTTGCCAGCCACGGCCCGGGCGATGGCCTCCTCGTCGGCGCCGGTCAGTTCCTTCACCTCGGCATCGCGCTGGAAGCGCCCCTCGTGGAACAGCCCCTTGAACAGGGTCACGTCGCCCGCCGGGGGAGGCTCCATGATCGGAGCCTCCCCAGCGATGGCCTGCTTCGCCTTCTCCAGGTCGGCCGTCGTAGTCGCTGGCGGGTTGTGCCAGTCGCTCATCTCTTGCTCCGTTCGTGTTGTCAAATCAGCCAGCAACAGCCGCTGCGCCGTAGAGGACGTCGAAGCCCTCATGGTGCAGCGTCATCTGGCTCACCAGCGGCTGGTTGCCTCCGGCGTCGAGGTCGTTGAACGACACCGAGCCGACCCAGCAGTTGAAGAACTTGAACGCCAGGCGAGCAGTGTCGTCCCACGTGGCTGAGACCAACTGTCCCCCGGCCGGTGCATTGGTCGGGTTGTTGTCGGCATCACCACGGATGGTGGACAGTTGGGTCACCGGGTGGCTGAGCACCCGGATCGTGGTCTCGAACCGGAAGTCGGCGTCGACACCGAGGGTGCCCTGCCCGATCTGGACGGAGAACATCTTCTTGGCCATGTTCCACATCTGTGGCCGGTCAGCGAAGATGCCCTGCACCAGGGTGAGCGGGGCGAAGTCGGTCTGGCCCGGCAACTTGTGGAAGGCGGTGTTGTATCCACCCTCACGGTACGGGACCATGTCGGTGTTCATGTTGATGCCCGTGACGTTGGTGAACCCCATCACGATGGTGTTGATACCTCCAGGCAGAACGGCCCCGTCCATCTGGACGATGAACTTGAAGTTCCGCAGGGGATCGGATGCGACAAGACGCGGCACGTTCCCTCCTCAGGACACGATCTCGGACACCGATGAGGTGCCCGCCTCGAACTGGCTGATCCGGATGATGACGAACTCGGCCGGGTACTGAAGAGCAACCCCGATCTCCATTCGCACCTCGCCGGACTGGATGACGGTGGGTGTGTTGATGGTGGCATCACACCGCACGTAGTACGCCTCTGAGGCGTTCGCCCCTCGCAGGCCACCCTGGTCCCAGATCGGGTTGAGGACTCGCACCGCGACGTTCCGCAGTGCCGACCACAGCCGCTGGTCGTTGTTCTCGAACACAGCGAACTGGGTCGAGAGCCGCAAACGCTCCTTCAAGTAGATGATCATGCGGCGGTTCGACACGAAGCGGTCGGGGCCGTACAACTTCCGGGTGCGGGCACCAATCACGCAGATGCCGG